CAGCTAAATGAACGCCAAGGATACGTTGTAGCCGTTCCGTCGGCAAATCAGGTTCTATTGGACATTAACTCTATTGGATCAGACCCTTTCGTGTCGGGCTTTGGTACAACAATGGCGCAGATTTTGGCTATTGGTGATGTCAATACTGGAGCCCAGAATGCATTCGGCCGGGTCAACAACGGTACGTTTATACCAGGAAGCTTCATCGATATTTCGCCGGCATAGCCCACATTCATTTAAATATTTATTTTAAAATAGACGCTCTGCTGCTAAATTCAAATTTAAATTGAATAACAGGAGATAGGATCTATGGCAGACAGACCGAAGGTGAATAGTTCTGGGCAGCGCGAGCTTGATAAGTCGATCGCCCAGATTGACGGATTCAATGACGAGATCAAGGAGCTTACTCTGGATCGAATGAATCTTGCCCCTAAACTTGAGGTTGAGCAGCAAACCAGGCTTTCTGATCGGGAAGCGCAGAAGTCGGCGGATGTCTACATCAAGCCGGAAAGGACGGTTGGATCTCCCGATAAATTCAATGAGAAGTTTAGAGATGATTATAACTTCGCCAAGGAGTTTGTGAAGATAATCGCTGAGAACAAGGAAATCATTGGGGAGACTTTGGAGTTTTGGACGAAGCCCTTTCCGGGTGTTCCTGCTCAGTTCTGGAGGGTTCCGGTTAACAGACCCATTTGGGTTCATCGATATGTCGCCGAGCGCATCAAAGGATGCAGCTATCATCGGCTTTCAATGAACGAGTCCGTTCAGACTGAAACCAATTCGATGGGCGCTATGTATGGAAAGATCGTGGTAGATAATACAGTTCAAAGGCTGGATGCGATTCCAGTTGGAAATAGAAAGTCTATTTTCATGGGCGCTAGTGGATTTTAAATAAAAGGAAAATCAAGATGAAAAAGGCTAAAGAGCACAAGAAAGAGCATATGAAGATGGAAGAAAAAAAAGAGATGATGAAAAAGAAACACAAAAAATAGGTTCCTGTCTATAGGTAATATATCAATTTATTAAGCGACATCATTACTTATGTCCGCAGGATCATAAAGAGTCCTTCCAATGCCGTTATTCCGGATAGCCTAATTGTTGATTATATCAACAGATTTTGGATCATGGATGTCGATGCCCGGATGCAATTGTTTGATTTGAAGACTAAGTATCAGTTTCAAACAACTCCGGGTATCGATAAATACAACATGCCCCTATATGACACGCAATCGTCTGCATTGCAGTCTACGATTGGAATGTATCCGGTATATCAGGGCTTCTTGGCTCCGGTTCGAGTCAATGGGATAAATGTTCCTCTCTACACTGATCGCAGTACGTTTTTCGACCTGTGGCCCTATTATTTGCAGTCTCTTCCGCAAGGCGGAACTGGAAATGGAGGCTCTACCTATACAATCAATCTTCCTTTTTTCCCCGCAATTCCAGGTCATGTAGATATGGCGGGTATCATAGCTACAGGGGTTAATGTTGATCCCCCTGTGTCCACAAGTATTAATACATCTATTCCCTCGACCAGCATTTATGCAGGTGTATATTTTACCACAACCGATGCAACGGGGGCTAATGCGGTCGTTTCTGACTCAGGTCAGTTTCTGACAGGAAGTGTCGATTACGGACTTCTCATGAGGCCGGGTAATGCTCCATACGGGAACTTGCCCCTGAGCGGTGTTTATAGTACTGCGTCGAATACTGTAAACTACTCGACGGGGATAGCAAACGTGACGTTTACGGCGGCGGATGGATCGCCTCTTAATATTCCAGCGGGTAATCCCATCAACGCTCAGTGCTACTTCTTCCAGCAGGGAATTCCTAGGTCTGTTCTTTTTCATAACAACACCCTCACAGTGACTCCTCCTCCAAATACCCAATATCTCGTGGAACTAGAGGCCTACTTAACGCCTGCCGCTTTTTTGGCAACCGGAGCTGGCATTCCTTTTGCATATATGTGTGAGTATATAGCAAGAGGTGCTGCAAGAAAGATATTAGCCGATACGGGAGATACGGAGCAATTCATGTTTTATGAGCCTCTTTTTAGAGAGCAAGAAACCCTAGTCTGGAAGAGAAGCCAGAGGCAATTTACAGCCACAAGAACAGATACAATCTTCTCCAACAATGGCTCCCAAAGCAATTACAACCAGATAGGACAAACTTGATATGGGCATTTCTTATGATCCGACTAAACCAGCTGCCGCCAATAAGCCCACGAATGACCAACCTGCCATGCAAACGAACTTTGCATCTATTAAGACTCTAATAGATATAGACCATGTGGATTTTTCGAGTGCCGATTATGGAAAGCATGTAAAAGTTACTTTTTCTGGAAGCAATCCGCCTTCTCTTCCCTCGGCCCAATTGGTTTTGTTTGCCAGTGTTGTCGCCGGACTCCCTCAGTTGTTTGCCTATTCAGGAGATGCAGCTCACAGTTCCACTCAATATGCTGCAGCAGGAAACGGATCTACTTTTTTACTTGGGGGAATTATAGTTAAATGGGGGGTTGCAATGACTGGAACGGTATCATTTGTTTCGGCATTCCCGAACAACTGCTTTGTTGTTGTATGCACAGCGCAATCGGGGCTATTTCCTGTTACGGCAAGCGGCTATACTCAGTCGAGCTTTACTGCGGTAGCGGGCGCTGGGATTACGTTTTCTTATGTTGCGATAGGCAATTAAATGCCAGAGCAAATCTACATTGGCAATCCTCCTAAGGGCCAAGTAAATATACGCGAATCATTTGTCATCGACAATGACTCCTTTCCCGTCTTGTTCAATTTCTATACATGGCGGGGAAGAGTAAAAAGGAAGCGCGGTACTATTTTTCTTGGGCAACTGCAAATCCAAGAGCAGTCTGTTTTGAACTCAACTCCACCAGCTAACTATCAAGTGGGACAAATATTGACGCTGGATGGGTCGGGGAATGGATCTGGGAGCCTCATTTCTATTTTTAGTCTTCTTTCTACATCCACCGTAGTCCCGGGCTCTATTCACTTTTCCGATGGTACTAATACTTATACTGAGCCGGCTATTCCAAATGGAATCCTCGTAGGCGCGCCGGCTGGTTCTGGAACTATAAATTATGCAACCGGGGCATTTACAATTGCTGGTGGGGCGGCTGGCGCAGTCCTGAGGGGCGCTGCCGGTGTGGTCTCGTTTTCCTATTTCCCTGGGAATCCGGTAATGGGCTTGCGGGATTTTGTCTCAACAGTCGAAAGCTTTTATCCACTTCTCGTCGCTTTCGATACGACGAATGCCTATCAAGTAAATCAAGCGGGCGTTCCGTTTTTTTATAATGTAACCTACTACAAGGTTAGCCAAAATCCCTTTGTTTGGTCAGGTCAAGATTATCAGCAGTTTTGGACTACTAACTATTCTGGAGCACTGTGGGCAACTAATAGTAAGCCCGGATTGCACATGAAAACAGGAACGTACGTTTCGGGTAGTGGAACTACGGCAATAGTAATCACTCTGGCTGCGGGATCACCAACATTAGTAGTCGGAGATTATCTGTGGTTTAATGAATGGGGCTCAAATACCATCAATGGACAGACTGCCCAAGTTACCAATATCAGCGGTAGTGACATAACAGTGACCTTTGCGACGACTGTTACCGCTTCAGGGACTGGCCAAGTCCAGTTTCTCACGGCAAGTGTCTCTGGACAAGACGGGATCAAATGGTATGATGGAGATCCAACTAGCGGTACAGGCATTCCGACTGCCACGGGAAAGGGATGGGTTAACTTTGCGCCTCCGCTCACCGCATCTACGGTGTCTATTAATAACACCCCGCCTGCTTTGTATTACTTAATAGGTGCGCTAATCATTCTTCCATTCAAGGATAGGCTTCTCTTCTTTAATCCCACAATTGGCACCTCTGGCGGGACAATCATTCAGCTCCAGGATACTGTGATTTGGTCTTGGAACGGCACGCCTTATTATGCATCGCCGGTTCCTACAAATGAGATATTCGATGTGACAGCTTATTATGTCGATCAAACAGGGAAAGGGGGATATCTTGCAGCGGGAATTTCTCAGCCTATTACTACAGTAACAAACAATGAGGATGTTCTTATTGTTGGATTTGCTGGGCCAAGAGGCAGGAAGACGAGATTTGTGTTTACCGGAAATGACCTGAATCCGTTTCTATTCTTCAATATTAACTCCGAAATGACCTCTGATTCCACGTTTTCGGCGATCACGTTAGACAAGGGCTCAATAGATATCGGTATATATGGTATTACTATGACCGATCAACAGTCTACTCAGCGGACAGACCTCGATATTCCGGATTCTGTATTCACGATATCCAATCTTACAAATGGCGTACAAAGGGTGAATGCAGTCAGGGATTTCCAAAAGGAGTGGATATACTTTTGCTATCCTGTGAATAATAGCCAGTGGAAATACCCCACTCAAACCTTTCTATTCAACTACCGCGATAATACTTGGGCCGTTTTATACGAGAACTTCACTTGCCATGGCACTTTCCGCTACACGAGTGGATATACTTGGGCGACTCTTCCATACAACAATTGGGGCGAGTGGACCGATCCTTGGAATGCAGGGATACAGTCTGCCCAATTCCCCGACATAGTTGGTGGAACACCTCAAGGATATGTTCTGGTTAAAGGAGAGGGAACTTCCGAAGGGGCATCTTGCACTATTTATGCTATCACCTCGGCAAATGGCGGCGATGCTACGCAGATCACTTCTTTCAACCATTGCGTAACGGACTCCAATCCAAATACAGAAGAAGGCGATTTTATCTACATTACTGGCGGAATCGGCTTTAAGCAGTCTTCTATCACCGCAATAACTCGGGCTTCCCAGGCAGTTATTACTACCGTCAATACTTTTACGGCCGGGAAGTTCGTGACGATATCTGATGTTGTTGGAATGACCGAATTGAACGGAAATACATATGAGATCGCGTCTGCCTCGGGAACATCTATAGCATTGAACGTGGATTCTTCTGCCTTTTCCGCGTACATCTCCGGTGGTGTCGTGACATCAGCCTTTAACGGTCTTGTTGGAAAAGTGATCCAGGTTATCGACATGAATAACTTCGTCATTAATGTTTCATATCCAGAGGGCACATACTTGGGCCTGGGAGTATTCGCTAAGCTCTCTCATCCTTTCATGCAGACAAAGGCGTTTAACCCCTACTGGGACCAGGGAAGGCAGATGAGGCTATCTGCTCAAAAGTACTTATTGGATGCTACAGCTGACTCCCAAGTCACCATCGAGATATATCTTAGTCAAGATACATCGACATCATGGGATACGCCAGATAATGACGCGCTAGTGTATACACAGCTTCTATATACATGCTGGGAAAGCACAAACCTGGGGCTTACTTCCGCGAATACCAATCTTCAGATGCCAACAGGCGAGACACAAAATCAGATTTGGCACAGATTTAATACATCGCTTATCGGAGATTCGGTCTCCGTTGGGATTACGTTGAGCGAGGCGCAGATGATGAATATAGATTATGCTACTGACGAGATCACTCTCCACGGGATGCATTTGACTGTGGACAAGGGGCCGCATTTGGCCTAGTCCTTCCTGTGCAGCTCCTTTAAAAGATCGTAAAACCTTTGTTCGTTCTCCCTCCTTTCCTTGGCTGCCTGGTTGGCCATTTCGTCGCTTCTTTTGTGTAGATCGTCGCATCTTTTATGAATTTCATTCATATGATCGTCTAATCTTTGCGTTAAGGCTGAATTCTCGTGATGGACAAATAGGAAGCATCCGACGAATGTTGCCATTGTGGCCAGCCATTCGCCGCTGGGGGTCCAGAATTTGATTTTATCTGCGGTTTTCATCCTACCGTCCCTTTGTCTGCGGCATTCCATCTAAGGTTGATTATTTCGACAACCTTTTCCTCAATCATCTCTCTTCCCTCTTTCTCGTCTTTGTACGTCCCCTGGGTCGCGATCAATACGCCATGTCCAGCGCATAACAGGCACATGGCCAGGAGTTCTTCATACTCGAAGGGTTTTTGCACTTCGGTTTTTTTCATGCAGCTATTTTCCATTAATTCCAACATAGAGTAAATGTAAAATAATGACTATACAGCAAGCCCCCTACCTCAGAGAGCAACGTCAATTTCCAAATGAGGATGTGCGCGCTCTAGCGAACCAAATGGACCACGCCTATATCGACATAGCCTCAAAGGTCAATGCTCGAACCATAGGCCTGTATGCTGTGAACTTTCCGATTGCTACAGGGGAACAGTGGTTCTTGGAGGGACAGCCAAGGAGGCAGCAGACATTAAGGCAGCTATACACGTTTGCCGGAACTGGCAGTATTTCCCATGGAATCAACTTTGATACGGTGTTTTTGGTATCACAGAGGTCATATGGAACATTCACGGACGACACCGATTGGTATGGGGCAATCTATGCGAGCAGTGTGGCGATTGCGGGGCAGGTGAGTTTCTATGTTACGGCCACGAATATCGTGATCCTGGCGGGCGCCGGAGCTCCGACGATCGTTAGCGGCGTCATCGATCTGGAGTGGCTGAGCCAGTTCTAGCCTCTCTCATCAAACGAAAGTTTTCTCTCATCTTTTCAAAGACTTCACAGAAGCGTTGTTCAGAAATTCCCGCCATCTCTGCACGTGATATATAAAAATTCAGGACCATAGACATGGAATGCGAGAAGTTGAGGTCCCTCAGGATGATGAAGTCAGACATCAGTGCTTCCATTTCATCGAATGCAGTCTCGAAGTCTTCTGGATTCATGTTTTTTCCTTATGTTGTTTAACTGGGAGCAGGTGGAATTGAACCACCGACCTGACGATTATGAGTCGTATGCTCTGACCAACTGAGCTATGCCCCCCTGTTTTTTAGGAGGTCGATAATAATTTCTAGTTGCTGTTCGATGTTGGAAACTCTTGTTGCAATGTCGGATAGTTCTCCTCCCCTATATTCTGGATAGTTTTCCTTAAACCAACTCCTTATTTTTCTGAATGAGGTATTTAAGTCTTTTTGAATGGAATTCTTGGATTTTCCAACAGCCATTCCTTCTTTTATTTTTTCTACTTCTTGTTTGGAAAAAAATCTTGTGAGTTCTTTATTTCTTTTATTTAAAAGTTCTTTATGTTTTACATGCGCTTCAATTGCATTATATCTTTTATCTTCACACTTCATCAACTCTCTAGAAACAGATGATTTAGCTCGACCAATAGCGAGTGATATTTTTTCTATAGAATTTCCTTCTTCTATCAGTTTTTGAATTTTCACTCTTTCTTCAAGATTCATATAAAAAAAACTCATTATAAAACTTCATCTCTGTTTTTGTAGTTATATATTTCTTTTAGCATTAAGTAATAATCGCCACAGTTTTGTCTTTTCCCCACCTTGGAAACGTCCATCTTTATTTTGTGCTTTAAGACCTCAAACTCAACCCTTGGGTTTGCAATGAAGTCAATCAAGCTGGTCCTGAAATTGACGGAACTATAAAAAAACCCTCCATCAATTTTCATTTCCTTTAATATCAGAAAAATGGATTCGCACTTTTTAAGTATTTCTTTTTTTATTACAAGTTGGTCTGGCGACGGGTATTTCACTTTTCCAAAACGGAATGCTTTAAGTGCTTCGCTCCCTACCCCAAACAAAAGCCGAATACACATTCTGAGGTTTATTTGGTTCTCTATCATAAATGAGTTCGTTTTCCTATAATCTTCATTTCCAATTGAAATGAAGTAATTTAGATAGTCCTCTATTTTCCATTGCTTTTGGTTCTGATTCAGTAGAATGATATCACCAATTTCTGACGCCTTGTCGATCGTATAGTAGACTGGGAGATCGAGTTCCTTTGCTGCTTGAAGCCTGTGCTGGCCGTCTATAACTTCCATTTTTTCATTTACGATTAGGGGTCGAAATTCCAGCATATTTTTGCTTTCGATGGACCCCTTGATTTTCCTTAAGTTTCCCTTGTCAATGGGACGATTCGATGCATGAGTTTTGAAAATCTCATAATTTTTTGTTACCAGTTTTTCTGCCATAAGGGCTCCTTTGCGAACATCATAGGTGCTTCTTTTTTTCCTGTAATGGTATAAATTATTTTAGTGTGTTATCCTGACATGAGAGGCAATCTATATGAGCACATCACTTATAGGCGCACGCGGTCCAGCTGGCGGAAATCTTCAGGGCAGTTCCGCCGGGGGCAGTCTTGGAAACAAGATCCCAAAAGGCTACAACCTGGGGCGATTGCAAAATTTCACGCCCGAGCAGTCCAATTTGTTTCAGCAGCTGTTTTCTCAGGTGTCGCCTGATAGCTACTTGTCTAAGCTATCTCAGGGAGATGAGTCTGCTTTTGGTGAGCTAGAAGCCCCTGCTATGAGGCAATTCCAGGATGTTTTGGGCCAACTTGGGAATAGGTTTACGGAGTTCGCTCCAGGCGCTATGAGCTCGCAGAAGGGCAGTGGCTTTAAGAATGCAGGTGGACAGTTGGCTTCCGGTTTTGCGCAGGATTTGCACTCTCAGAGGATGGGGATTAAGAGGCAGGCCCTGATGGACTTGATGGGTATTAGTGAGTCTCTATTAGGGCAAAGGCCTCAGGAGCAGTTTTTGACTCAAAAGCCCAAGCCTTTTTGGCAGGAACTATTGGGAAGTTTGGGCGGTGGGATTGGTTCTGCGGCTGGAGGATTTGGAACTATGGGACTCAGTAAGTGGGCCGGTTTAATATAGGAAATTTATATGGTTAATGTTTTGCCCGAAGCTCCCAGTTTTGGAACTCAGTTCGCTAGAAGTTTGGGGGCTGGATTTTCCCAAGAGGTTGCACAATCTTCTGAACAAATTCAAAAATTAGCCTTCCAGAAGGCAATCCAAAAAAGACAATCCGAGTCTTTTAAAAAACAAACCGGAATCGACATATCTGCTTTCTCTCCACAAGGTCAAGAGGAGTTCGTGAAGCAATTCGCAAAGGCCCAGGCGAAGGAGCAGTTAATAAAAAGCATAGTTCCTGATGTTTCAAAAAATTCTTCTGGTATTTCGGGTCAGGCTACGGGCGAAAAAACAGACACTGGGTTGGATTTTGCTGATCTGTCTTCACAACAGAGAACCAAACTGGGCCTGATCGATCCTAATTTAGGAAGACAGGCGGTTGAGGAAGAGAAGTTGTCTTTCAAAAAGCAAGTTCATCAGAAGGCCGATATTGATAAATCATATGATACGCACAAGGATTTTATAGACTCCACTACAAGTTCTTATAAGTCATTTGAAACAGAAATGAAGCCCAGGATGCTTCAAATGCAAAAACTGAATAGTGAAGAATTAATAAAACCTTCATCCGCTGCTTTTTTGGAAAAAATGGGCATTCCACTTGGAGTTCTAGAAAATCCAAATAATGAATTATATTCTAAGCTTTCTCAAGATCTTCTAAAGGGGCTTCCTGAAAGCTATGGAAATCGAATATTAAAAGTAGAGGTTGAGAATTTTCTTAAAACTATTCCTACTTTGACAAACAGTCCAGAGGGTAGGCGAATGATCGCTTCTAACTTTTTGAAGTTAGGGGAAATGAAAGAGGTTTATTACAAAGAAATGCGTCGACAGCAAACAGAGTTGTTGGATAAAAATAAAAAGTTTCCGAAAGACTTTGAACAGAGGGTCTTTGATAATACCCTTCCGAGAATAAATAAACTCAACGAACAGTTTGTAAAACTTTCCGAAATCAAGTCTATTCCTAAAAATACCGTTCCATTTTTTAACCCTCAAGGAGACATTTCTTTCGTTCCTGCTGACCAGGAGCATTTAGACTGGGCCACTAAGAATGGAGGAGAAAGAATATGGTAGGGGAGCTGACTTGGGAGGATTTTTCTAATTCCGATAATGCTCCGCAGGTTGAATCTTCGGAGGGGGGTTCTAATGATACTACATGGGGAGATTTTCAGACTCCCTCTACTTATCAGGGGGAGCCCGATCCTACGCAAGATGAGTCAACCTGGGGTTATCTATTGAGACTTGCGGTATCTGGTATTAGCAGGGCCGGAGAGAGATATCTTGGCAGGTATGGAGATATAGAGAAGTTGGCCAAGATTGGTCTTTCTAAATTTCCTGGTGCAATGGGCTATCTTGGGACGGTTCTAAAAGAAATGGTTGGCCAGGAGGGCTGGGATCGGTTTTTGGGGCTAAATGATCAAATGCTTCCCACTTCCGAAGATGTAAAGGGATTAACAATGGCCGCTCTTGGCGACTATACTAATCCAAGAACAGAAAATGAGAGGAGATTTCAGGACTATGCCGCCGATTTAGGCTCCCACGCAGGGGGCAGAACCGGAACCCTCAGAACAACTCTAATTAATAGAGTCGGAATCCCAGTAGCCTCTAACGTCGCTAAAAACTTTGTAAAGGATTTGGGATTCGACGAATCGACTGGAGATTGGACAAAGTTGGCCACTATGACTGCCTTGTCTTTGCTCAATAATGTAAACGCCCCTGCCTATGCCGCTCAGTTAATGAATGAGGGAAGGGCGGGATTTGGTCCCAATGTTTCCGCTAATATACAGAGATATGAAAACAGTCTCAATAGGGTTGGCCGGGGGATGTACCAAGGAGATCCCAGAAGTGCTCTTGCTCAGCAGCAAATTGCAGGAATTCGCAATGATATCGCAAATGGGCAAACCTCCATGCGCGATTTAATGAATCGGTACGATTCAATTAATGCGGCTAAGCGTGATCGTGGGCTGTTTGAACTAGGAAGAGCTGACAGAAGGGCGGCGATTAGAAATATAGATCAGGTTAGAGATGCTGTCAGATCGGAAATTGAGATTCTGGGTCAGGTCAATCCAGATGCGTTGGCTTCTTGGCAAGGAGGAGTGCGTGCTTTCTCTGTCATCCACAGAAGTCAGGCTCTATCGAATGCTGCAAGTAGATTTATGAATAGTACTATGTCAAAAACAGCCGTAGCCACGTTATTTGGGGCTGGGGCTTTGAAGGCGCCACTAACGGCTTCTGGTGCATCGGTCGGAGCAAGCGCCTTATATAAGGGTGGACAGTTGGCATTTAGGGTTTGGAATGATCCAAATTTAGCCAATTATTATTGGAATGCCATGGGTGCATTGGCTCAAGAAGATGCTGCCCTTTTCGCTGCCAATTTTAACAAACTTAATGATGCATATGAAAAAAAATACGGAGAAAGTAAGCATAAGGGGTCCTTAAAATTATTATAAAAAAGATTTCCTAGCCGCGAGTTTCTAAATAAATAATAACTATAGAAAAAACCAATAATCCGATAAACATTTTAATCTTTGCTGCCATGTTGATATAATAGGTGAGCTTTAAATTCGGCATCTTGCTTCTCTATTTTTCCCTTGAATTCCGCGTCCTGTCTTTCCAATCTTCCGTGGAAATCCCTCATTTCACTCATGATCTCATTGTGAACCGCTCTAATAAGCTCTGAGTTTGCTCTTAGCTGTGTATCCATGTGACGTGCATCTGATCTAGATTCGGCTCTGTTCCAGACAAACAGGCCAAAAACGCCTATGAAAAATAACGCAAACTGAATCCAATCCATAAATCCCTTCTATTTTCCATAGAGCATATCATAGAGCTCATTTGCTGGTTATTCTAAACATTATTTTAAATTGATGGGGCGCGATAAAAAAGATCGCTCGATCATCAGCTGCGCCTCCTCGTGGTTCTTCATTGCGCCGTCTCTAGAAGAAGCTACTGCTTGAAAACTACGGAATTCATTTTGATCTTCTTGCTCTATGCGCCGAATGAATGTTTCAAATAGCATCGGAGGATTGTTTTTGGATTTGACGCCCACAAATCGGGTGGTGATCGTATATGGGCCCGATTGGGATTGCTTTAGAACTCTATTTGGCCCTGTCATTATTTTCAGCCATTCATTAAACGAAATTTCAGAGCCTTGCAAATCAAAATATTTGCATTCTAACTTAACTTTCATAGGGGAATTCTAACGATTCCCCATATTTTATTATATCTAAATCCTAAGACGACCCTTGAGTTCTTTCATCTTTTCATAGGCGTTCTTTTGACCAGATGGGGAAAAGTCTCCTCCATTGGAATAAGGAGCTGCCCCAACAGAAGACGGCTGATAGTATGGGCTTCTTCTATTGGCATCTATTTTTTCTTGAATGGACGGCTCTTTTATGGCCGGCTTGTCTATTCCCATGGCCTTAATATTTTCATATACTAACTTCTGCCTCTCGAAGCTATCGGGCATGCGGAGGATGTTTTCAGCAAGTCTTGGATGCTTATCTGCAAACTTCTGTACTACATCCGAAGACATCACTTGGTTGAAGTCTGAATTCTCTCTTAAGTAGGATGACTTTTTTTCGGCTTCGATCATGGCCGTTGCCTTAGCCTCTGCCTTTTGATCGATCTTCTCTTCTATATTTCTTTCAAATCTAGCGAACTTCTTTTCTAGTCTTCGATGATCAACATAGGGCTCATTAGAGTCATCGTCTTCATCATCAGACGATCTTCTCTGTGATATCAATTGTTCGGCTTTTGAGGCCTTCTCTTCGGCAGCTATTCTTGCCTGCCTTTCTTGTTCAAACTTCATTTCCAATTTTCGGAAATTTAGTTCCTTGTCATTTGGTTTTACTTCTGCTTGCGAAGTTGCTTGTGATGGTAGAGACATATTAAATCCTTAGCCTTTACGCCGGCTCGCGGTTATATGGATTTAATTGTGTGTAAACTAAAATATTTAATATAAGTCAAGAAAAGGAGTTTTCCATGAAAATCAACCGGCTCGATGCGCATGACCGCTTTCAGCATTTTACTAAGCAATCTTTTGATATATCGGAATGCTGTCAGGACTTAATCCGGCAACGGCCTTTTGGCGATGTTCCCTATCTATATATCTTCGCGCATCCTAGAACGGACGATGATGGCATTACTAAACGATTGCTGTGGCAGCCGCGTTTGACAAGGCCGAGAGCGCAGAGCAACTCTATGTTATTCAAGGCATATCCCAAGGAAGATATGATTAGGGTGATTTGGATGATTCCAGATCGTGCTCTATGGGATCAATATACTAAGGGCAAGATGATGGAAAATAAGACCATTTGTGATAGTATTTATCAATTCCAGAACAACTGGGCAAAGTTAGAGGAAAGAGATCCTGATGATTTGACCGATTTACAAATAGATGGGATATACAGGCAAATTGCGCGAAGTGCTAAAAAGTTCGACAGGACTCTATGATCATTGATTGCATATCCGATCTGCACGGCCATTATCCGGAATTAGAAGGCGGAGATTTGCTGATTGTTGCCGGGGATTTGACGGCAACGGATTCTGTCGAAGAGCACTCTAATTTTTATATGTGGTTAGTCTCTCAAAAATACACAAGGCGCATTTTTATAGCCGGAAATCATGATAATCGTTTGGTTGGACCTTGGCCGGGAAATACTAGAGGCCCATTTCGCGAAGACAAGACTTTCTATGATTTTGACTATCTTTGTGACTCAGGCACAGAATTCGAGTGGTTTGAAAATGAAGATACAAAGTGGGGACCGAAGCGTCTTGGAGGCATGGAAATTTGGGGCTCTCCATGGACTAGGCGATTTAAGGGGATGAATCCAGATTGCATGGCCTTCACATGTGAAACAGAAGAAGAACTTGCTGAGAAGTGGTTGACCTGTCCTTTAGATACTGATATAATGATCACTCATTCGCCCTTATATGGCATTTTGGATAGAACAGCCACAGAATCAGTTGGAAGCAAATCATTGAAATTTGCCGTACAAAAGATTAAGCCTTCGATTTTAATCTGCGGTCATATTCATGAATGCGGAGGGCGTATTGAGAAGTTTCAAGACACCTTGATCATTAATGCGAGTTATGTAAATGAATTCTATAGACCAATCAATAAACCAATTAGAATCGAAGGAGAAAAGGGGTCGTGGACGGTGATTTAATTTAGTCGGTGAAAGATTTGAAAATCTACTGGTTATTCGCCTTCATAGAAGAAAAAACCTTAATAGAGTTTGGGAATGTCTTTGCGATTGCGGAAAAACTACCTATTCTCCCACACGATACTTGAATTATGGATCTGCAAGAAGCTGTGGATGCTTAAAGGGCACTGGAATGCAAAAGCCTCAAGGAGTTGCAGCTTTCAATAAATTATATGGAAGATATAAAAGGCATGCCCATCAAAGAAATATTGAGTTTTATCTCAACCACCAGGATTTTAAAAACATTACCTCTTCGCCATGTCACTATTGTTTAAGTCCTCCATCACAAAATATGGGACTTTTTTACAAAAAAACCGGAGATTATGTTCACAACGGAGTGGATCGCGTGAATTCTAAAGGTAAATACGAATCCAACAATGTCGTTCCATGCTGTGGAATATGCAATCGAGCCAAACATACTATGGGTTATGACGAGTTTAAGGGAGGGATAAAGAGACTTGTGAACGCCTCTCATGTCAATGAACGTTACGAACCGGTTAATAAACCGATAAGGATTGAGCTATGATAACCAATTGTGATATGTGTGGGACGAAGATTGAAAATGGTGCTTGCGATTGTGGGCAATGGATTTCTGGAGAAGAGGTTGCCAATAACCCTATTAAAAAGGCTATGGATGAGTTTCATGATATGAAAAGATTTTCTATGACCGCCGATGCTCCCCATTTAGGTTGTGCTGTTGTATTTTTCAGGGGAGACTACAACGATACCCAGAAGGTTCAGAAGTTTATCTACTCAATGAAAAATAGACCTTATTATGATGGAGAAACATGAAACCGGAAATAGAGTCTGCTATCAACATGCTAAACCGAGGTCGCATTTCCTACGAAGAAGATCCATGTGAAAACAGAAAAGAGATGAATTTTTGTTTGGGAAACATCGTTTTGTTCTTGATGGGATCGGCTAACCCAGAAGAATGGGAGGTTTTTTTGTCATATCTAGGCGATTGGAGAAAGGATATGATGTCTGAAATTGAAAAATCTCAGTGACAAACCAACAAGGATTTAATTATAGAAAACGGAAAATGCATTTCAAACATAAGTGCCGATAAAACAAGACAACCCTTATGCGGGAAGGCAATAGCATTGGATTTTTGTTTTGTTTCCATAGATCACGCTTATTTTTGTATTAAACAGAACCTGAGCTTGGAAGTCTGTAGAGACTGTGTGAGTGAGGTACTGTGGATGTTTGAGGGGTGAGGATGAGTAGATCCTATGAAAAGTTATATGGGAGTCTTCATGAAATTCCCAATGAGAAATTATGGGAGTTTCTAGAGGAAAATGAATCAAGGGATACGGCTTTTCTGGCGATTGTTTGCTCGGAGGTTTTACGAAGGTCTGTTGCTGGTCGTGGTTGGAAATATAAGGACCCAGTTGAATAATAACATTGAAACCTTCGATCGCGCGCGTTGTAGGGGAACTTTTGAAAAGATTAGATCAGGTTTACTTTGAGTGATTCTCAATGCTCCTGGCCTTTCTTTTCACCCACATCTGCTTAGCAGCATGACTTCTGGAATTGGACGGCTCTGCTTCCACTATTGGAGAACTATAAAGAACGGCCGCTTCTAAGAATGTGACTCGCTCAGAAACTTGCTTTATTTCTGATTTGCATTCTTTAATTTCTATTTTGAGTTCTTTTATACTTTCGTCTATTCTATTGAATCTCTCGGTGACAAATCCCGTGAAGCTGCCCATCTTGAAGAACAGAATGATTGTTCCAATGAGACCGCCCGATCCGATTGCCAAAGATAGTATTTCATATAGTGTCATATTTCCCTCGCCAAGAGCGAATATGATACGTTAGACGGCATGTTTATGCAAGATTTTTAGGAGGAGTTTTGAGTTTTTTTGGAGGAAGAGGATTGCTATATGGTGTATAGCCGCCGCGCATTTTTCCAAGTTTAGCTTTAATACCTGTACCATAATGATCTCCCATCCCGAATTTAGTTTTTGGCACGTGAAATTGAGAGGGAGACGTTGCCTTACCCTTTTTCATCCACTTCCATAGTCCTTACTTTTCCTCTTGGAAGACATGCAACATCTTTCTTTGGATTTCCTGTATGACCAACGGGTTGTTTGTGGCCCACACCATGCGATGTTCCTGCCTCTACAAAACAACTGCTTCTCTCATCATATGCAGGAGAGGTAAAATCCCAGGGATTTTTTATTCTCTTAGTTTTGGTTCCGTCTTTGACTGGATCGCTAAAGCCTGTTTTCATGTTACCTCAAAATGGGGACAGACAGTCGAATGAGAGTTTTAGTCTCATTGAGATGTCCCCGTAAAATTAGTTTCTATATCCAACTTTATGAGGATGGGCCTTTGCCTTTTTAATCCCCATTTCTTGTTGGGATTTAATAGACTCGGTCGTATCTTCATATGTAGATAGTCCGCCGGCACCTTCTGCGCTGGATTCTTGTTTTGTATGTACGCCCATTGGCATTACCATATTTTTTCCAGCGGCTCCGATCCAGCTTGAGTGGTCATCTATCCTGCGGCCTGCCATATTGTCCTCCGGTGGCTTGTTTATTTTCTATTATACTATTCAAAAAATGTTTTTCAACAAATTCATTGTCCTTGAGCTTGGCCCCCAAGTATCTGACTCACAAATTTGTTAGAGTCTGCGTTAATTTGAGCCCTTCTTTTATCCATGCCCTCTTGAAATACTTGATCTGATTCCATTTCTCTGATTTGAGACATTTCTCTTTGTAGGTCATCTTGATCCAATCCAGATAGAGTTGCCAGGGCATCTGCGATATCTTTGATAGCCTTGGCCCTATTCTGAGCCACTTCGCTAAGCCTCTCCTCATATAATCCAATATCACTCTGCGCTCTTCCATGACGCTCCCTTGCCGTGGCTATCTGGGCGGCTGTTTTGGAGTAAAGATCCTTGATTTTAGCTTCTTCCAAAGCGTGCTGAACATTAGTAGTATGCTGCTGGATTTCATTGGCTTGTTGCTCCTGTTGTTGTAAATAAGGAATGATTTCGCCTTTCCCTGTGATGTTGAGTTTGGGAATAATCATGGAAGCAGGAAATACTTCTCTTTGGAATCGTTCATTCATGTCGAGCATCTGCTGTGCTTGTAAATTCTGCTGAGTTGGTGTCATGTCCGATTCTTCTACTATCACCTGGTATTTTGAGAATATCTGCGAGTAGAAATATGGAGAGGGTTCTTCTCCTATTAATAAACCCACTTTGGCTGCGTTCCAGGTATGCAATGCTATTTGAAGAAGCTTATCGCCCAGTAGCATGTCGGAATAATCCCATTGATCAAAGTACTTCTGGAATACCATCAAGTTGGCTGCCTGTTTGAGTAGGACTGTTAGGCTCGAGGCCTGTTTGTCTTGTTGTGCAGACCAATTCTCCATGTTGATCCCAGAAGTAGCATATATTAGATCGGCAAATTGTTGCGCGAGGGCCATGTCAGATTCGGGAACTCCGCTTGGGATGAGTTTTTCGCAGTCTGTCATCTCGTATCCTTCATTGATGATGACATCCCACCCTTGCCCCGATTTCTTAAGATTATCTTCGTTAGCAACTGCGCCTACTTTTCTTTTCCAGCCTGCATTAATTGTCGCAGAAGTTATATCATTGTTTGTTATGACTTTGTAATTAAAAAGAAATTGAGGATCGCGCATAGTTCTAACTAATCCTCTACATCTTAAATCATAGTAATTGTTGTGAGGTTCATAATTCCAATAATAAGGAACAAATGGGCATCCGTCGAATCCTAGGGGATTGTCGCCCTGGAACATGAGTTGATCATTTAAAACAACGGCAAGTTTCCAACATGGCGTGTCGACGGTGACTTCTTCCATATCATCGATGTGATATAGAATTTTCTCGAGCTGTGCATCGCCGCCTGCATAATCAAAGAACTGATTTCGTTTTCTACTGTATAGACGCTTTTTCTTCTTCTTCCACTTATACCAAACATACGAAAGCACCATGAGGTCATTGCGCGCCATGTTGTAATTTTCAGGCAGGAAATAGAAGCTTCCATATCTTTGTGGAGTTCCGGCCATGGGTGCGATGTTCTGTAGTTTATCGGGAAATCTGCTCTCGGCTTCATGTTTGGATATGTATTCCTGGCACCATACGAATTGGGCGTCGCTCATGTCTGGATTTCTAAAATAGGGATCTACTAGGAATGAATTGTATTCCCATATTTTTGCTTTTAGATCGCCTTGAGCTTGATCGCTCCCAGTAAAATCCAGATAGGGTTGTAATAGAACCATCCCAGATATGGCGGCGAGTTCTTTGGCTTTAGATTTTTGCTCATGTATACCCCCGACGTTGGCGCAATGTGTGATGAGCTTTGTATATTGATCTGTGGTTTGATTATCTCCCCCTTCTGTGGCCTGATACATGAAGCCTTTTCTATGTTGCCTTTCGTATCCGGTAATAATGTTTACTGGCTGTTGTATGAGGTTGAAATAATACTGGTTGTAGCTAGATGTGGGAGAAAAATTGAAGTATCGGTTTACAAAAGTCTGACTGCCGGCATAGAAAAGTGTGTCAATGTTGGATTGAGTCCATCGACTTTGCTCGATTGGCTGAAATTTTGAGTACAAATTGTCGAGCCATTGTCTAACATTTCCTTGATTGGGCTCTAAGGCGTTGTTCCAAGGGGGGTAGTAGAAACTAATGGGAGCCTCCTATCATAATAGGCCAAAGATAAACTAAAATATTTAATATTACAATATTACCTAGGTATGGAGGGTAAATTTCGCATGTGGTATTATCTATGCGAAAAAGGGAGGGATTATGGATTGGAATGTGTTTTGGACGGCTGCCGGGGTCGTGGTTGCCTTGGGTTCTTTAATCGTAGGATGTTTTAAATCCTTGAGTAAGGATATTAGACAAATAGACCAAAGATTGATTGTTGTTGAGACTGTTTTGTCTATGATGGGAATGCCAACAAAGCCCGGGAAAAAAGACTGAATTGTAGATTTCGCCCAGGCTTTTTGTTCTGCTCTAAATGTCGCATTAAAAACTCCTATATTTGTTTTGCATGTATTCCTGAGGATTGTGCGTCGGTGTATAAATAGACACTTTGTGTGTGGCAATAGCATATCTCAGGGCGTCGACTGAATGGTCATCTTTTTTTAGGGGTTCGTCCCATCCTTTTTCCGCAGCCTTATTGTCCCATACATAGCTCTGTATTTCTCGTATTGTGTTCTTACATTCCTCACAAACGAATAGATTGCCTTTTCTCATCTCATCGGTAACGATTTGAATGCCGTTCTCTACGTCATTATTGGCATCTACTATATGTAGTCCTTTTTTTCTGAGTTCTAGTTTGAAGGATGCTGCGCTGGGATCGACATATATTCCTTTTATTGAGTATGGCTCTAAGAATTCTACAAGATCATTTGCAAGTTCGGAATTGGTCTTCTGCCTTTCCATCTTTTTTGAATCCCAGTAATACTCCTTTTCCACCCACATTTTCTTGCCTTCTTGGGTATTTCTTCCTGTAGATACTCCTATTAGAAGGCAGCAAAAAGCATTTATAGTCCCATAGTCAATTCCGACTATCCAATAGTCTGCTCCAGGCGGTCTTCTATATGTGGTTCCAGGTATTACGTGCATTTTCCTATCAAAGAAATCAAAAATCGCTCCTTCTGCTACGCACCAGATACCTAAGTAGTTTCTTTTGTAAAAAAGGCCTGAAGAGCTGTCCCGAATGCGGTCCTTGAACGATTGAGTAAGATAAGGGTTGTCATCGATGGTAAAATGAAGGGAATAGTAGTTCGGATCTCCTGCTTCTGCCTTGTCTATCCATTGTTTTAGCTTATGACCAGGATGGCTCGGATTCATACTGGCAAAGCCCATGGAATGGGGCTCGGATAGCCGGCTGTCAATCATGTCTATTACAGACTCGGGATATAGGGTCATTTCGTCGCCGTAGAATAGGGAAAAGGTTTTCCCCTGTATAGAGCCAATAGCTCCCTCGTCCTTAGCTCCTAAGGTAGAAATAGTCTTGTCTTTGAACTTTAGCTGTCTTTTGCCGGGCGCCCAGCTTAAAAATGGCCGATATGCGGCCAGGGGATTATCTTTACTGGCCTCTAGTAGTAAGCGTACGGCATTTTGATAAATCGTATCCGATGTATGGCCGATCATCCATATTTTGGAATCGGGACACCTTTCTACTGCATCCATGAATGCAAAGAGGGTTCCTACCGTTTTTCCGGCCCTTACAGACCCATGAGCCAGGTTCCATTTCCTTGTGGAGTTCAATATAAATTCAAGTTGCTTGTCGGAAAGTATCTCTTCGTGCATATAAAAGATTTTAATATATGCAAAGGAAGATAAATGGAAGAGCCAACTTTAGATAGAGACCAAAAAATGCAAATGCTTAAAAACATGCTAGAGAATCTAGAAGGGCTGCCACAAGGGGCTATGCTCTCGATGGTAACTCATTACGATCTATATTCGTTCATGTTGATCGTCTATTCGATTTTGGATGATCGTGCAAAGTAAAAATTTTATTTAACATTAAGGATGTATGGGCTAAATTTTGATTATACAAGGAGTTTGCCCATGTCCATCGGTTTTCCTCTTAATCAAAATGCTTATTCTCAAAGTGCGGGCATTACCCCGATTAATCATACTGTCCTTTTTACGGTTGACCCCGGGCCTGCTACTATTCAGAGCAGCTCTGGCATCTATCAACCAGGCCAATTCCTTTTAAACATATCTAACGGGAATCTTTGGTACTTGAGGGGATATACCGCTTTCAATGGCGCAATGTCGGCAAATTGGGTTCTCATTACGGCAAGCGGCTCTTCTTCTACTTTTACGAATGTCATCATTACAGGAACTCTGAATGTCACGGGGCTAACGACTCTGGGCGCTTTGACTCAGTCCGGCGCTTTGAATATGAATACGAGCGCTACTCCGCAAACTACAAATATCGCGACGGGTGCCGCAGTTCAAACAGTAACCATCGGCTCTACTAATACAACTTCCAGTATCTCTCTTGTTGCAGGCACAGCCTCTTTAAGCGGGTCTTCGTCGGCTGGCGGTTTTAGCTTGGTCGGTTCTTTGGGTGTTACCAATAAGGTCACTTTTGGTATTCCAGGCGGCGGATTAAATTTCGCAGAGGGCGTAAATGGATGCTCTGGTGTCGCAACCTTAGCCGGCGGAACTGTCACCATTTCTACCAATGCTGTCGCAACAACTTCTAGAATCGAACTGAGTAGACAAAGCATTAATGGTTCTACTGCGCTTGGTTCTCTTTCCGTCGGCACGGTTTCCGCCGGCACGAGCTTCGTAATACGCGCGGTTGATCCTGGTACACCTGCAAACTTGATAGCTGGTGATACATCTATCGTGTATTGGCAAATCATACAAAGTTTTTAGGGAGTAAATATGACGTCCGGATTCGTAACGCCTCAAGGTGCAATTGCGATTGGGCTGCCACAGGGGTCTATTGCTGCAGCAAGTGTCACTAGCAGCTATCAACTCGTCGGGGTTATTTTCGGCTCTCCTGTTTTACAATTATGGATTTATAACTCTATGGACCAAGATGTACAGATTTCTTGGGATGGAGTAAATGATAGGTTGGTACTTCCATCCGGAGGAACTTATATCACCGATGCTCATGCTAACTGCTTTATCCTGCCTGGTAATCAAGGAGTATATATCAAAACCCTAACTGCATCTCCTACCACAGGGAGCCTGTACTGCGGGGGTTTCACCTATTAATGACCAATACGACAACTCCTAATCTTCTTTATTCGGCAAATTCTGGGAGTTCATCGTCAAATCCTTTTATAGATGTCTTTGAATCTAGGAATCCAACAACTAATGATGTCAACTATCCTATTCAGAAAAAATGGACTAACACTTCTACAGGAGAATTTTGGGAATTAATTCGTTTCACCTCTTTTAATGGCCACCTTCAGGCTATTTGGCTACAGATCGGAACTTCTGTCGTATCTATAGAATCTCTTATTGGCAATGACTCTGTTGCGGTTGGTCCCGATCCATCCAATGACATCTTTTTAGTTGGTGACGGGACTTTCATCAAGACTGTGGGAAATTCTGGCACTTTTACGATGACGATTGAACCGGCATCGGGGTTGGCTACACAATACACGGGGAATACAGGAACCGCTGCTGCATCTGCAAATAATTTAAATCTTTTGGGATCACAGGGTATTTCCTCCACTGCGTCTGGAAGCACAGTGACCATGGTGGGACAGCCAGCCAAGGCTGCAAGCTCTTCTAGTTTGGCAAACCTTGGTGTAGCAAGTTTTAACAATGCGGACTTTACAGTTGATGGAAATGGATTTGTGAGCTTTTCGGCCGATACGCCTTATTATTCGCTTACTCCTTTTATTGTAGGCCCAGATGTTCACAGCCAATTTACCACAATTCAATCTGCAATCACTGCCGCTACTGCGCCCGCTACCATTCGGGTAAAAGCAAAGAATGGAAATTATGTAGAAAATTTGGTCATGAAGCCTGGAGTAATTGTTACTGGAGATACAGGCGTTGTAATACAGGGTAAAATGACCTTTCCTACGGCTGGATCTTATGAGGTGGATGGATGTACATTGATTACAAATGGGGATTTTGCTGTTTCTGTTTCAGGATCAAATGCAATTATTGCCGCTTTTTATGAATGCACGATCAATGCTACAGATCATATAGCCCTTGATCAATCAAATTCGAATGCAGGTACTCTTCTATATATAGAAAATTGTAATGCAAACATAATAAACACAGGATTGGCTCTTTATTCACATACTGGAGTTGGGGTTTTAAATTTTTTTAATTGCAATATTTCGAATTCAGCGCTTTCAACAACTCCGTCTGTGAATTCAAGCGGTACCGTTTCTTTATTTTATAACTTTATAGCTATAGCAACAAATACTTCTTCTACGGGGTCTTTGGCCGCCGAATTTTGTAATTGGGATACAAGCGCAGAAAATATTACTCCTTTGACTAGTGCTGGAAGCGGCTTGATCACTTTAGTCCAATGTACCATATCTTCTGGAACTGCTTCATGCGCTTCTAGTGGAGTTGGAACAACTATCAGTTTATATAATTCTTCGTTTTTCACTACTAATACACATGCCATAACGGGGGCAGGTGTTGTTGGATATTCTGGGTTATCTATTCCTTCAGGTGATATCAACACCACTACAGTAAACAAACTTAATTTTTATGCAGGGACGGTAGTACCATGAGCCAATATTATAAAAACGGAAACGGAGGCGGTGGAGGAGGATCTGGGAATGTGACGGCATCGATCACAACCACGAACGCCACTCCTACAACTATTCTAACCTTCCCCCTAATCCCAAATCAAACACTAACCCTAAATGCAACGATTGCATGTTATGGGCCCGCTGATCCTTCTTCGTTAAATGGTTCTCTGGTCGGCGGAGGATATAGAGGCCCTACAGGCGGTGCGATAGCGGCTATGCCTGTCTATATTAATCAGATTGAAACACTGGACTTAACCACGGCTACATTTGGAATCGTTGCCTCGGGAAACAACATTCTCATTCAGGTTACCGGCCAAGCCGGTCTTACATTGGATTGGAAAATTGTTTCTTTGTTTGTCTATGTAACTTAGGAGTAAAATATGACCTATGGTTTTGATAATGGCGCAATCACGGCAATAGGGGGAAATCTCCTAGCAGAAACGATATATTATACTAATACACCAACCAATCCCAATGAACTTGCCACAAAAGCCTATGTAGACTCAGTAGCTCAGGGGCTGACAATTCAAGCTGCATGTTTTGCGGGTTCGATAGCCAGTTTAACTGTAACTTATAATAATGGCACCGCTGGCGTTGGAGCTACGCTTACTAATGCAGGCACTCAGGCTACGTTCTCTATTGACGGAACTACTCCGGGAACTACGCAGCGCATTCTCATCAAAGATCAAATTTCTCAGTTTCAAAATGGTATTTATACAGTAACAAATGTTGGCTCTGGAGCAACTAACTGGGTGCTTACCAGAGCTACTGACTATGATACTCCCGCTGAAATTAATCCTGGCGATTTGGTGATTGTCAATAATGGGACCGTAAATACCAATACCTCTTGGCTTCAGACCTCAAATGTTACTACGATCGGCACAGATCCCATTACATTTACTCAATTCACAGCGAACCCAGCCACTTTTTTAAAAGTCGCCAATAACCTTTCGGATGTTGCGGATGCTCCTACTTCGGCAACCAATCTCGGCCTTGGCACGGGAGATTCTCCAACATTTGCGGGGATGACAATTACGGGAACGGCTACGGCAGGGGTAGCTTTTTCTTCCAATAAATTTTCTCTGACAGGATCTTCTACGGGGATTATTTCTATTCTTCCTCAAGCAGCCGCGGGAACATATAATTTCAATCTCCCTATTACACCTGGATCAGCCGGCGACATCTTGACATCGGGCGGAGGAGGAGAAAGCCCAATGACGTGGACTCCTGTTTCTACTGGATTTGTGACTAGCATTACAGGAACTGCAAATGAGGTTCTCGCTAATGGTTTATCGGGGTCTGCTCAGACAGGCGCCGTAACACTCACAACTCCTCAGGCTATAGGAACGGCCTCTAGTCCAACTTTTGCATCTCTTACCCTTTCTTCTCCTCTTACCGGCGCTAATGGAGGAACGGGAGTAGCGAATACGGGCCTTACTATTAATCTAGCCGCAGGGGCTGTGGGCAAATATTTAGCAAGCGATTCCAGCGGCAATGGCGCATGGGCAACTTTATCCGGCTCTACCGTTACAACTTTGACGGGAACAGCCAATCAAGTGCTTGTCAATGGAACGTCAGGAACTCCAACCAGCGGACCTATCACTCTAACCCTTCCTCAGAGCATCGCAACCAATTCATCGGTGACGTTTGGAGGCGTTACCTCCGGTATTTATGCAGCGTTAACCAACTCTGCAACTACTTCTGCTACTTCTACGACTCCCGGTTTTTATATACAAAATAGTAATACCACAACTAACAATTGGATGGTCTTTGAGTTTGTATTGCCTAGCGCTAACCCGGGTGCAATCATCGGCGCGCAAATTACCAACCAGTCCACAAATCTCGTAGATCTTGTATTATTTGGGCGCAATAATTCTACTGGAGTAGTCGAAGGATTAAGGCTTGTTGGTGCTACCAATACAATCGTATTAGCCAATCCTTTGCCGGCTGCATCTGGGGGCACTGCGAACGCCTTTACGGCCTTCACTGGACCTGCAACCTCAGTTAAAACATTCACTCTTCCTAATGCATCTTCTACTATTCTAACCGATAATGCGCCTGTTACCCCCGCACAGGGAGGAACCGGAGAAACTACTTATGTGATCGGAGATCTATTAGTTGCGTCTTCTTCTACTGTACTTAATAGATTGGCTGCTGTCGCAACGGGTAATGCTCTTATTAGCACTGGCATAGGATCTCCTCCTGGATGGGGGAAAATAGACCTTACTAATACTGTCACAGGGATATTGCCGCTAGCCAATGGAGGAACTGGGACTTCGACAGCATTTACACAGACAGCGGTTATTTTTGCAGGGTCTGGTGGGGTATACACTCAAGATCCTTCCTTTTTTGCATATGATTCAGGAAGCCACAGACTATCTATTGGCACTAATGCCTTCCTCAGCGCAATAGCCCTATATGTAAAGGGAATAAGCGGAGTTGTTAACTCTACTATGGCTTTAGATGCTCCTTCCTCTACGGCAAAGGCAAGCATCCAGATGTTAAATGCTGGAGCTGTCAAATGGGAATTAGGTAAAAGCGTTAATGCCGGGGCCGATGACTTTGAGCTTTTCGATACCGTGGCCGGAAGTGTTTGTTTGACCGTTACGACAGGTGGCAATTTTACAATTGGAACCAATACATCTAGTCAGTTATCTCTTAATGCGGTAACAAGCGCGACGGCGAGTATAGGAGGGATAATTCCTCCTGTTATGGTTCAAGGATTTATCGATGTAATTATTAATGGAACACACAGAAAAATACCTTATTACGCAAACTAGGAGGCTGTATGGCTATAGCGGATATTGAAAAATACTTCACGGTGATTTCAGAATGGGACAATTGTATAGACTCTGTAAACAACATGGTAAATTTTGCCAACTCTTGCCTGCTCTATATGCAGGTGATTCTTGCAGATCAGAATTTTATCGCAAATGCATCTGTTCAGGAGTCGCAATATATAAATAGTCTACAAACCTTCATACAAAATTTTGTAGCTCAGATTCCTTCTAATCCCAGCAAATAAATTTTATTGTATAAAATTTGGGCCATTTGCTACGGTGACTTTTTAAGGATAAATTTTTTATTTTAGGAAAAAAATGAAAAGAACAATCGTATTGCTCACTGAAGAAAACAAACAATTGCTTAGTCAGGCCTTAGACTGTTTATGCAAACAAGGCGGCCTGCAAGTCAACGAATCTGTCTTCAGGTTTAGACAATTTATTATCGACGAAGATGTTCCAGAACAACCAAAGGAAATCGCATGAAATATTTTATTGCATTAACATTGAGTTTTCTTCCCGGATGTGCTTGGTTACAGAGCCATCCCGATGTGGAGAAGGAATTAGAGTCTGTAGGTGAAGAATTGGTGAAGGATGGTCTTCAAGTTGCAGAAGGGGCGATTGCAAAATAATGATGAAGACTTTTTTATTATTTGTTTGTCTGCTTGGATGCGACGAGCCTGAGCCTGAATATGTTGATCCTATTCCTTCTGCACTCATTTGTTGCTAATATGGATTACGTAACCTGGATCAGTGTGGGGCTCTCACTCGGACTTATAGCGCTCTATTTTTATATCTGTATGAATGAGCCTAGGAATCCTGTTTAGGAGGCTGTGGCGTTTGAGCTAATGCTTGCGGCATGATTCCTCTCATGATTAAAACGGTCTTCATGATAAATACTTCTTCTTTCAAGGAAGCCATATCCTTTCGGATATCGTTAAATTGGCCATTCATCCAAAGAAAGGATGAAAATATCGCACTCAAAATCAAAACGGTATCTGTATGTTTCTTAAACCAATCCATAAACCCTCCAATTCCCCAATAGGTTATAACATCTACGACTCTTCCTATCCAAGGTATTTTCTCCAATCGTCCGATTTCTGAAGCCCGCTTGTTTCAGCTCGTTCCATGATAACAATGAAACAGTCCTCGCAAGTCAAAGCCCAGTCGTTTTCTCCCGGGAATAGGCCTTCTCTTTCTTTGATTGCCTCATCGTCCGTTCTGCCCATGTGAAAAGTCCCTTGACAGAGGGCGCATATGAATTCTTTATTTTGATCAATAATTTCCATTACGTCTGATAACATCCGTTCTTATCTTGGGTAGCCAAAGCGCGAGGAAAAGTGACGGGCACCATCGTCTATATCATCTCTTTTTTTCTTCAGTTCTCCATAAAGAACTTCATAATCGTCGGGGTCTTTCTTTTCTAAGCCTTCCAAATCATAAAATTCGTCGTCGTCCATCAACTTAAACAGAATTTTTCCTTTATATCCGGCGGGGGGCGTTAGCTTCTGCCACAATTCTGGGGCAATCTTTATTAGGCGCGGGCAATATGGAAGAGGAAGCCATATATCCCTAATTCGATATGCAACATAAATATCCCCCTTGTGGAAGCAAACCACCTTCGTTCCTTGTGGAGGAAGAACTTCTGAAGCTGAAATCCACTCAGTCATGTCTTTATGCCACTCCCATTACGTCTGATAATAGCCATTATGTTGTAAAGATCAATCTTCGATGATATGGATGGCATCCAGCATATCTCCGAAATCCAAGACGCCCTTTACCATGAGCCGTTTGATTATCTTAAGGGCATCGGATCTGGTACATTTGAATTTTTTGACTATATTATCGATGTGAATTTTTCCGTTTTGTTCAAATTCCAGCTTCACGATTTCGTATAGATCTTCCTTAGTGGCCGCTTTTTGATTTGATTTTATTTTAGACTTCTTCATTTGGTCCTCGATATCTTTCTAAACCAAGAACTTCCCCGCATTTTTTACATTGTTTAAGAATCTTGGGCTTGTGACCCATTTTTTTTGCTAAGTCGGACAGTTCAAAATGATACAATTCAAATGTTTCGGGAATCTCCCATATGTGAATAATTCCACAAGAGCACGCTTTTCTTTTGTAAAAAGCGGGAAGGGGAATTTCCACTTCATGAAAAATTCCGAGATCGTCAATCACAAGATCTGGAGGATTTTTACGATAGTATTCATTTAATGGCTCATAATCCCCAGTTTTGACACCCTGCGAAAATAATTTCACCTTCTCTTCATTTTTATTCATAGGCACTCATAGGACGAGAAATTATACACCTGTAACATAAAAATTCAGATGCAAATGTCAAGTTTCCATCTTCAGATCCGCATTTCTCACAAATTCCCCTAAAGGGATCTTCTTTTAATAAAGCATCACTTAGATAAATTGGAAAACCTTTTGCATCCGTGGGATTTTTTTCCATAACACCCCAAACTTATGCAAAAGGTTTTTATGTATCAAGTTAGAATTTTCCAGCACTCTGAAGAAGGCTTTCTATATTTTTCTAAATCGACTGCTTTCAATTCAGGAATGGCTTCATAGTCTACTCTTCCTTTCACTCGCTGGCTATAGACCTTTATTTCTCCTATCCTAGACCTAGAGTGAGAGACCTTTTCCAGAATCTTCTTTCTAAGGAGCTCTTTCTCTTTTTCTAGCTCTTTTACCTTCCCATCCACTTGTTTATACGCTCTGGAGAAGATCAACGCGTCTGGATCATCTAATTGCACGAAATCCTTGTCAGAAAATGGTGGCGGATCAAACCTCAGAAATCTCTCGTAGAATTCTTTTTCCTTTTCTATCAGGATATTAATATATTCTTGATCCCTTTTTACCCAGATTGGCTTGCCAACACCGTCATGCCAACTAAAGTACACCACGTCTGGCGCTCCTGATACCATCATTTGATGCTGGAGTTGTGGAATGTAGTATTCTGGAATAAACTCATGACAGCCTTTTCTAGGGCACTTAATCTCTATTATTGGGAACGCCGCTGTTTCGTCATAACCGTCTAGGCTGGCCATAGCAAATTCATGTTCTATGGACTGTATGCAGACAGGGACATGGAATGTCCCATGATGCTTGTTAAAGTAATCTCTGGCTGTTGATTCTTGATCTCTTCCTCTTTTCATGTCTTCATTATCGGGAGTTTCTGTCTGATTAATTTTTTTTTCAAATAGCTGAAGAGGTGTGTTGAAACCAACTCCCATAATATCTGCGGCTTCGGAGGACCCGATTTTTAACCATTTGTACTTTTTCCATTGTTCAGAACCCTGAACAAGGTCTAACATTTTAAATGAACGCATATCATATTCCTTTTGTTAAGCCCCTAGTTGAAGCTGGGGGCTTTTTTTAGTTTATAAAATCGATATCAAAATCTTTTTCGGTTGTTTCTTTCTTCTTTATCATCTCGTTATGTTTAACGATAGCCTCTTTCAAAGAGTCGAATTTTTTTAAGTCTAGCTCTTCAAAAGACCTTATTTTGAAAAATTTGTGCAGATTTTGACGATATTCTTCATCTTTACCAATTAATCCTTCTATCTGTACTGCCTGCTGGATAGATATTTTTTTTATTTCGCCCGTAGATTGGTCTAGAATTTCGACATCAGCTTCAGAAATTTCCTCCTTTTTTTCGACTTCTTCTATTTCCCCATGTACATAAGCCCTATCTGCGATGTCTGGAAAAAGCCTTCTTTTGAGCTTAGAGATGCATCTAGCAAATAACATATCATCTGCATATTTCTCATATCCTCCGGCTCCTTTGATCAATCCAGCTTTCCTGGCATCTTCGATGGTAAAAGTGCAGAGGTAGCCTTCTCCCGTATCTTTCCTGATCCCTTGAATAATACAAGAATTTGAATCGCATTTCTTTATCTCAACTTTGTGACCAGCCTTCCTGATAAGGCTATTCATTAGCTCGGCGGACATCGTGATTTTTCCCATCACATTTTGCATTCCCCCCATAATTGCCGTGACTACTGGAACGCCTATTTCCTTGGCATATAATGCGATCATGACGATTCCGGCATGCCCGCCAAGCTTGTCAAAATATTTTGAATCTACCGCTGTCTTGGCGATGGTTTGAATGATGCTCAACTCTTCATGAGTTGGTATCAGAGATTTGTCTGCTTGCATAAACCCTCCATAGGTTTTTGTTTTAAATATGATCGAAACATATCATTTATCCCAAAAAACTTGCAAGAAAAATGATCAAAATGATACATTTTTTGTAAACGAACACATAGAGGAATCATGGATTTAACTTCACTTCTAACAATCGTTGCCTGCATGTTCACCATCTTGGGTGTAATGATTGGTTTATTCCTTTATTTAGCTAATAAAATAGATTCTTTCAAAACCGAAATGTCTCAAGAAATGAGAGATTTCCACGGCAGGCTTTGTGCCATTGAGGAGAAGAACAGAAAATGAGATTAAAGGAATGGTTATTTAAAAAAGAAATGACGACTCGTAGACTTGCCCGCTTATTAGAAGTTTCCGAGGCTCATCTCTACGGAATTGTTAATGGGAAAAGGTGGCCCCACAAGCGACTTTCAGAAAAAATTGAGAAAGCAACAGAGGGGCAAGTGAAGGCGACTGCATTAAGAAGGAAAAAAAGGAAAATCACTCAACAATCTTAATATTGTCTTTATAATTACAAAATCTGCTTTGAGTTTAACTTTCGTTAGGATTAGGATTTAGATTAAATAAAAATGCCCCCGACCTACTACAGACGAGGGCAAGAAAACAAAACGTTCTTTAGCCGGAACGGTTCTATATTACAAGAGACCGGAATTAAATCCATCTTAAGTAAATAGTTGATAAGCCGTCAAGTGGTAGGTCGGGGTCTTCAAAAAAAAGAGGACCTATGAAAGTCAATCTAGACCAACAGCCACTAAGCTTCTTCGCCAGCGCCTATCTCAAGCTTCACGGATACCGACGAAAAATAATCCAATACCTTCGATTCCAATACAAAGTAAACAAAACTAACGTATTTCCCTCTGTCCGCAGAATTGCAGAATTTGCTCGCTGCTCTGAAGAATGCGTTCACAAGTTCTTTCAACATAATCAAAATTTAAATCATTTATTCTTCAAAAAACAAGCAAGATATGCCGTTAATGGCAGACAGACGAGCAATGTTTATTTTATCAATAAAAACTTAATTAACGCCTTGGAATGGCTTTCAATCTACGGATTTTTGAACGCGCCTAAGAAAAAAATAAAGGAGATCATTTTATCTATGGAAAACCAGCAAAAAGTACACCCTCCCCTCCCACAAAAAGTACACCCCTTGACTAAAGATTCTTCTTATAAAGAGAAACTCCCGGAGTACTCTTACATAAATCCCCAAATCAGGAAGATAAGAATACCTGAAGAGGATCAGATTATGCTCTCCAGATACCCAGAGTTTGCCATAACAGAAGCCATACAGGACATTCTTTGGTATAGGGAGAGGGGAAACAAGATAGACAAGCCTGTAGATCTTCTTAGGTCTAGAATCAATCATCACGTAAATAAGCGATTGAAAAATAATATTTGACACGCTAAACGGAAGGAATGGCAATTCTTTCTAATGAAAAGGTCGTGGCTGCTCTTCAAAAGCTCAAGAAAAAAAAAGCGAGAGCGATACAAAGGTGGAAGCTCGTAGGTGACAACCTCTGCTTTTTTAGATCTAATTGGGAATACAAATATGCATGCTATCTCCAATGGCTCAAAAGCAATCGACAAATCCAGGAATGGCAGCATGAGCCGAGAACATTTTGGTTTAAGGGGATTAAAAGGGGATGTGTTTCTTATAAGCCAGACTTTTACGTCCTAGAGCTTGATGGAACGCATACATGGGTTGAGGTAAAGGGATACATGGACAATAAGTCCAAGACGAAAATTAAGCGGTTTGCGAAGTATTTCCCAGAAGAAAGGCTTACGGTCGTACAAGGAAAATGGTTTACGGGCATTGCGCCCAAGCTCAAGGGCTTTGTTGTAGGATGGGACTAACTCAGATATCTAAAAAAGATTTTTTTAAAAAAAAGCCACATTACAAAGAAGATGGACGTTTTGAGGGAAATTATTACTGCGATTGTCGAACTCGGAACCGAAGAAAATGGTTATGGCGTAAGAAGCATGGCAAGCCACAGGACATGTCAGAGGTGCAAGTGGACGAATGCAGGCCAGGGCAATGGATATTTTGAGGCCTGGAGCTATCCAAGGGGATATCCATTGTGCGATGAGTGCCATTTATTATATCAAAACTTAAGGGGACGAAGTGAAAAAAAAAGAAACGAAAGTAGGAAAAGTGATGAAAGAGTTCAAAGAAGGGAAACTTCATAGTGGCTCAAAGAGCGGGACTGAAGTTAAATCCAAGCCACAAGCTGTTGCGATTGCGCTAAGTGAAGCAAGAAAATCCGGCGCGAAGATTCCTAAAAAGGGGAAATAATATGCCGGACTATGAATGTCTATTTGCTTATGCGGCCTTTTTAACCTTCTTGTTCTGGAATTTGTCTCTACAGAAAAAGCTCAGGGAACTTAGTGATTTCCATGAGGAAATGGCCCGCGAAACTGTGCTTTACAAGGAAAAAATCGCAAATCAGTTATGCGCAAATCGAGATCGGATCGGCCTAGCTTTTTGCAGAATCCAATTGATGCTAATGGAGTCAATTCGTGAGAAAAAAAGCGAATGCAACAAAAACAAGAAAAGGCAAGCTTAAAGGAACCGATTGTGAATTATTGCCGCATTTGGGATTCCTTCTACACTCGGAAAAAAATATGGAAGTCTCCAAACCTTCCTTGCGAAGATCCGGCGTGCGAATTTTGCGTTGGAAAGCCGGACAAACATCCGGAGGATTGCGCATGCTTAAAAGACTAGGCGCTACAGCATTGGAGGTTGCGATAATCGTTTTCGTTGCAATATGCGTGTCACTGGCCACCATTAAGGCCTTAGAACTAATATTTGATTAATAGGAAAAAATGGATAAGAAAATGAGAAAAGAGGTTGGAAAGCCTCTTAAAAAAGCAGAGAAGCTCGTAAAGAAAGCAGAGAAGTCTAATGCCAAGCTAGCCAATTACGATGAGAAGGTTAGAGATCCCGAGATTGCCGCCTACAAGAAGATGAAAAAGAAAGGCCGCTAGAACAACTCCGATTGTTTCGGATCTCTGAACCTCTTGGGCCTTTTCTTTCTCTTCAAAAGGAAATCCACCTGTCGCTGCATGATGCCGAGCTTCGCGAATAGGCACTTTCTCACGCTGTCATGCCTGCGATTCAGCTCCCATATCCAAAAGTTCAGCTGCTCCCTTTCTGTCATCTCAGGCGGAAGGATACTATTGTTGAATATTCCGTTCGATTCTACTTCTATCATATTTACATTAAATATTTATGTTGATACCAAGAGAGGATGCTGCATTCTTGTGAAGACCTAATCTGCTTTGTTTCCATGATCATGGGCACTTTTCTTATCGTTATCGCTCTTTTCTTTTTGTAATATTTCAGATTCATTAAACCAAAGCCGTATCAGCTCCAGAGTTCCCTCAGGAGGAATCCGCTGTATATCATACGTCTCACATAGAAGGCCACACAAGGTCGACGTTACAACGCAATTGTTGTACTTTTCCCGGACCAACACCTCTTTTATCAGATCCGCCACCCTCTCACACACCTCTGCAATCGCCAACACTTCTTCTTCGTCTATCATTGACTCTCGTGTTGAAGTAGCTCTTTATCAGAAATCATTCAAGAGCCCCCAGAAACACCCCATTTTTCCACTTCTGGTACTGGCCCCGCTCTAAGTATCCTTCCATCATTTGAGCCATTCTATAGCCCTCGTAGGCCTCTTTAAACTCAAGATATGCCTCCCTGCCTTCTTCTATGGCATGGCCGGGCTTGAGATGAAGCGCCTCTTCTATTACTTTAAGAGAGTCAATCACAGCCTGATCTCTTCTTTCTTGGGCCTCTTTGCGCATAGCGTCAATGTTTTCCCAGGAAAACTTAACAGGATCTCTGTCCGGAGAAGTGTGGCTATATTTGCACAGAAGGGCCACGGCCACTCCACTCTTTTCAATATCCAAAAGGCTATTCTCTCCAATGACACTCATCATTCGGACAAACGAGCTTCTTTTCATCACTTGTATCGTCTTGCAGACGCTCCGAAACTCTTCCGGTTCCACCACTAGCTCTTTTGCCATCAGAGAACATGCCAACAGCGCGGTTGCTATCACTTAATACCTCTTCTTTCAGAAACTTGTCTAGGGCAGCTATTACGACGCTCTTCATAGACATCTCCGAATTTATCGCAAATAATTTTAGCTTGCATGCTGCATTTTTGTCCACACATGCCAGGAAGGGTAAACAATAATCATTTCTTTTTTCTCCGATATATGTATATTAAAAATATGAATGACTATGAAAAGAGAATTTTAATCTCCAATGAGAAATGGGCAAAACGTCCATCAGATAAAAGATATCGCCCCGTTGGCCAGAAGGACCTGAGAAGGGCCGGAATAAACTACATTTACAGGAAAGCCCCAAATGGCAGCGCCCCTGGGTAATCAGAACGCCAAGAAACTTAAAACTGCCGAGCTTAAGTCCGAGGCATATAAGCAATATTGTGCGCACATAGCCGAAGGATACAACAAGGACAGCTTTTGGTTTGAACACCCAGACCTATCAATCACATGGGAAACAATGGAAGTCTACATCAAAGACAGTCCCGTTGATTTCCCGCCTATACACAAGAAAATGGCTCATTGCAAGTCTTATAAAAAATGGGAAAAGGTCGTGATGGATTCGGCTACCGGCCACAACAAAGACGCGAATACAGCAAGCCTACAAATGATCATGCGCCACAAATTCGGCTGGGATAAAAAGGAAGATAATCATGAGAAAGTCTCAGAGGGCACGCTCGAAGCTCACGAAAAGCTCATTAAAAGGCTCGACGATAGACGCAGAGAAAAGCCCCTCTCTCCATCCGACAAGGCATGAATGCCATTGGTGTGAAGAGCCCACACATAATCCCGGAACGGTTGTAACCACTGGCACTCTTCAAATCATAGAGGTCTTTTTTTGTTGCTCATGTGAAAAAGCCTTGCATGAAGCAAAAATAGAAGGATTATTTCCTTTATATGAAGCAGAGATGGAACTTCATGGGAGAATGAGGTCGCGTGTCTAAAAAGGTCAAAAAGATACACTTCAGAAGCGTCGATGATTTCAGAAAAAGAATTCCTCGCCTATGGCAAAATCAAGGAAAAGGCGAGGTTGCTGATTTTTCATTCGAGGACCAGGCCACAAGACTTGCTTTTAATAAGCTATATAATGCATTTAAAATGCCATTGGAACAAAAAAACGAGGAAAAAAAGTGATTGGAGGAGTGGAAAGGTCGCGTCGCAATTAACAACAAGGAATAGCGCTATGAAAAGATGGTCTTTTCGTGCCAGAAAAAGCAGTACCCGCCTAAACAAGACCACCGACAGGCCCGCTAGGAAGCTTGCATTGCAGGGCGTGCGAAAAAGCCCGAATAAAGCGAAATGTCACTGTGCCACGGGCGATCGTATTTCAAACTTTTTCGCCGTCCACTGGACCAGCAAAACAAACTCGGGATGCCGTCTTGTCCCCCCCTATTGATAATAAATAATTTAATTGATACCATCCGACTCACGCCTGCATTGCGTTAATTGCAACTCGCCCCGCATAGCGTCATATGCACAATCGGTCGTGATCGAGAACAGACGTAATAGGTTTCGTCTACCGATCAGCACGCCACAAACGTTCAAACCCTTGAGGGATGAATGTCAGGTATTGCAAATACAGGCAATTTGGGTCCGTTAATATTACAGAGCTTAGCTCCTGCGATAAACAAATAATGTCGCAGTAAAATTCCCTCTGATTGACTTGAAGGCCTTAACGGGAAACCGAAGGTGACAGGGCGGAAGGCGAAAGCCACCGTGAACGACTAAGCGAGGGAAATGATAAAAAATGCCTGCCCAATCAAAGGCAGGACTTTATCTTGTAGGATAGTCTGATTATGGCAGACCGAGATAGGTTATCATATGCGATAGTCTGAACACAACAGAAATGTTGTGAGGTCGATCCGAAGAGGTTGGCCCGCCTAGATGTTTGTAGTCTGGGTCATGCAAGTAACAGATTGGTTATATGTCCCTGTGCCTGCGATGAACTACATTACGATATGCGACAAAGTCAGCATGCCGCCTAATGGGGGCACGACTATGCGCTTTATGCGTCCAAGAGCGCTCATACCGCCCACAATTCAGTTGGGTAACAGCGGGATAGATCCTCCTGCACAAGTGCCACAAAGGGATATCATAGATGCCCAGATGGCGTTTTTTGGTTTAGTTAAATTAACAGTGCCAAAACAGAATAACTTAATTGCAGAAAGACTGGCTGCATAATTAATGAACAAGTTATTCTCCAAGATTTATTATATTGGTCTTGGATAAATCAGACCTAATTGACTTGGACCCCTAAACCTCCCAATGAAGGGAGGCATGGAAACAAGGCGGAAGGTAATTTAGGAGTTATTTAGATGTTTAAGTTTGGCCATACATTCCTCTCTAAAAGATTGCATCTCGATAGTGAGTTTGCGCGTCTTTCTTGGTGCGAATGTTTTTCTAAACTCCATCATAACTTCTGCTTGTGGCTTTTTAACGATAAGATAGGGATAAAGCAAAGGAAGCAAGACGTCTACCATAGATATTTTGCTATACCATTCAAACTGAGTCTTCCAATTCCTTTTGATATGGCTCCTTTCTTTCTTATAGATCAATCCGCCAAATGTTTGGTGAATCCAATCTATAAGTTTCCGGTTAGTGTTGCATACTTGAAGGCGCGTCCAGTATGTCCACGATCCATTATCCAGTCTTCTTTGGATGTACATTGTTCCCTCGCCGTCAATGATGCCAGCGAGATAAGACAATTGTGCTCCTGACCACATGTAACCTCCTTTTGGTTTATTAAATTATACCATAAAGAGGATTTAATTACCACCGTGACAGACTAAAGCGGTCGGACACTTCGATAACGGGTGAAGCGATAGTCGGGCCTCATATGAAAGTATGAGAGATAGACAGAAATGATCTATCCCCTCGTAGGAGGAGTAACAATTCGCAAGAAGGCGTTTTGGCTTGGGTAAGCGAAAGGCTTGCCGTGGCTATGCGCCAGGCTGAAGATCTTATCCTCCGCGACTACATTATCTCTGCGGCTTCGCAAATTAATGCGGCCGGCGGCGGTAATACAGACAACCCAACTAACCTCGGGCTTTCCGATTTTAGCTTGGTGGCTACCACTCTTGATACAAATAATGCTTATAGGTTTATGAGCGGTATTGAGGGAATGGACAAGTTTGGCACAGGCCCTATTCGTGCGTCTTATTTCATGCTGAGCTCAACTGAGCTTCAGTCCGATTTTGATGCGCTTACAGGCTCTGGCGTATTCAACAACTGGAATTATCCAAATAATACCAGTGCTCTCCCTAACGAATGGGGTTCTGTATATAATTTACGGATTCTCACAAGCTCGGAAGCTCCGGTCGCAAGGGGCGTGTCTGCCAACAGCCAAGACGTATATTATAATACAGTCGTTGGAATGCAGGCAGTCACGCATATAGATCAAGATGGTTTTTCCATGAACTTGATTTATCGCGATCCTTACTATTCTGGGATGCTCGCACAAAATGCGACCTTAGCAGTTAAGTTCGCACAAGCGCAGGCGATCACGCAGGATACGGCTATTAGAAATCTCCTTTCCACTCGTTTAACCAACCTGTCGGGGGTATAATATGGCTGAGTATTCAAGAATAGCTAAGGGAAGCTTCATCTCTACAGGCGCAGCAAAGGCGATTTATCTGCCTTTTTCTCCTGATGTTGTAAAGATGGTTAATTATACCGCATCGGCTGCTTTTACCCAGCATCTAATTCCTAATGCATATTGGGATGTGAGCATGGGCCAGGGCTTTTCCGTCTGCGACTATTGCAATAGTGCAACGCCCGTTCTTGCTACTGCTATAGTAGCCGCCGGCGGTATAAGCACATTTCAAGCAGGACTTGCTCTTCAATATGGCGCAAGACAGCAGATCATCGGAGCTACGGCTGCAAATCCTATCGTATTCAACGTGACAGCCCATGGCTATGCCGTAGGCGATATCGTCGTTTTCGAGGGGTTATATCAGTCCTCATCTACCGGCATGGCGCAAATCGCGGGAATCCCTTTCGTGATTAGTGCTGTTGGAGATGCCGATCACTTTTCTATTGTATGGCCAGGCGGCGGCAGCAACTATACTGCTCTTTCCGGCTCTCCTGTCGGGGCATTTGTAAAAAAGGTATTGTATCCTTTTCTATATGCACCAGGAGTTGCTTTTGTCGAGGCAATTACAACAGGAACGACTACCACAATAGTCACAACTACTCCAAATAACTTTGTAGTAGGACAAGAGGTGGCGTTTAGAATTCCATCTCTATGGGGCACTGTTCAATTGAACTCGCTGCCAAATACTCTAATCCCCGGATCTCCGATCTATGGATTTGTTATTTCGGTGACGAACAGCACAACTTTTGTAGTTAATATTAATTCCACGGGTTATACGGCCTTCAACACGAATCAAACGATTATAAGTGTTCCAGGCTTGCAGTTTCCTCAGGTGCTTGCAGTGGGCGATGTGAATACAGGCGGTGTCCAGATTTCTTCTGGCTCTCCTCTATATCCATCTCCTGTCATTAATGGTATTAGTACCATCAATGGGCCAGCAATCCAGGGTGCATTTGTGAACAACACAAGACAGGGATTTGTGATTGGAACCGGAAACGCAGTGTTTCAGGGTACTCCAGACACATCTTCTCACTTGGTTGGCGCCGCCTCGGATGTCATTTTCTGGGAAGCGTTTTTGCACGATATGGCGATTCCTTAATTAAAATTAAGTTTCGTGTATCATTAGGGGTGGAGAAATTCACCCCTTTTTTATGACCATAGGCCCAACCCCTCCCTATAATAACCCCCCGATCGAGCCTCAGTATTATTTGCCAAGTGTTTTCTTTATCTCGGCGGTGGCTCTTGGACAGGTAACAACCATAACAACAAGCGTCGAACATAACTACGTAATCGGACAGCTGGTACGCCTCATTATTCCCTTTTCCTATGGATGTAGGCAGCTA